CTACCTCATGGAGCACAAGGTGCTAAGAAAGATATTCAAAAACAAATACCCTTATTTCAAGGCTATGAAGAAATTGTACTCTTCTTTGATGGAGACGATCCTGGAAGACAAGCAGCAGAGGATGCTGCAGGAGTACTACCACCTGGGAAGGTCAAAATTGCGAGGCTCGAATCCTATAAAGACGCTTCGGAAGCTTTACAAGCGAACGATGCAGAAGCTATAAGGCGTGCTATATGGGATGCCAAACCTTACCAACCTGATGGTATAGTAGATGCCAAGACTTTATTAACAGAAGTCACCACCCCACAGAAGGAATCAGACCATGACTACCCATATAAAGGACTCAACGAGAAGTTACGAGGGATCAGGTACGGATCACTTGTCACATTTACTAGTGGCACTGGTCAAGGAAAATCAACGATCACCCGTGAGATTGCAACTCACCTCCTCAACAAAGGGGAACGAGTTGGGTTCTTGGATCTTGAAGCAAGTAATCGACAAACAGCACTTGGACTAATGTCCTCAGCTGTTGGTAAACCTTTACATATAGGAGAACACAGTGAGCAAGAACTCAAAGAGCATTTTCATAATACCATTGCTAATTGGAACCTCTACATGTTTGATGGCTTTGGTAGTTTTGACCCGTCTGTGGTTTACAATAGGATCGAATACCTTGCCAGTGGATTGGAGTGTCGTATTATATTCCTAGACCACCTTAGTATATTATTGAGTGGGCTTGATGGAGATGAGAGACGAATGATAGATCAGACAATGACTAAGCTACGTAGTTTAGTTGAGCGTACTGGTATCACTCTAT